AGCCTGTTCCTCGACCGGCGCAACGGCACCACGAACCTTCCGGTGTACATCACCGATACCGAGGACAAGCGGATCAACGAATACCGCGACCAGTACCTGACCGAGCAGCGCATGCGCAAGTTCGCCTGGTACCTGCTCACCGGGGCGCTCAAGTATGGGTTCCGACCGGCGGAGATCCTGTGGAAGCGCGACTCCGATGGATGGCTGTACATCGACAGCCTGAAGGGACACAACATCAACAACTACCGGTTCAACGATGAGGGCGAGATGTGGTATGTCGGCTGGGGTGACCAGCTGCTTGACCAGCCGTACAAGTGGATCGTGCACCGTGTGGAGGGTGATTCCTACAACGAACCCTACGGGGTGGCCTACATGCGCAGCGCATACTGGCCGTGGCAGTTCAAGCGCCTCGGTTGGCAGTATTGGCTGACGGCTACCGAGAAGTTCAGCGTTCCCTCCCTGGCCGCCCTGTTCGAGAACAGCGACCCGGCCAAGTCCCGGCAGCTTGCAGAGGAGGTGGCCGAGGCGGTGAGTCTGGTCACCAGCGGATCCGGAGGCGCCCTGGGCAATGTCAAGGAGCTGAAGCAGCTCACCATGGCCGGTGCCGTTTCCGATTTCGATGTGCTGATCAAGGCGTGCGACCTGCAGATAGCCTACGCTATGACCGGGCAGGCCCTGTCAACCAACGTGTCCGATACCGGGACACAGGCGTTAGGGACTGTCCAGGAACGGACCAAGCAGGCCGGGTATGAGAACGACGCGCGGGCCCTTGCCTATACCATGCAGCGGCTGATCGACATCTCCATCGAGGTGAACTTCGGCAAGGACACCGATACGCCCGACTTCATGATCGATACCGGTGACTATGCCTCCTTCAGCACGGTATGCCAGGCGCTCGACCGTCAGATTCCTGTTTCCAAGCGGGCGCTGTATTCCCGGTACGGGATCGCAGAGCCTGATGAGGATGTCGCCGGTGATGCGTTCATCAAGCCGCTGCAGCCGCTTCAGTACGGCATGGGCATGCCGCTGCCGTCGTTCGGTTCGTCTTCCCAGAATCCGGAACCTGGACCGAGCGAGGATCCTTCCAAGCAGGATCCCGCCGATGTTCCCCCTGCTTCCCCTTCAGCCGATCCCAACAAGGAGGGGTTGGCCATAGATGATACCGGAGCGGGGGTCACACTGAACGGCGCCCAGGTAACGGCAGCCACCGGGATCGTGAAGGCTGTCGAGATGGGAGAGCTGCCGCGCGACAGCGGCCTCGCCCAGCTTAAGATTTTGTTCAACCTCACCGACGCCCAGGCTACCGAGATGATGGGCAGCGCGGGAAAGAATCCGCGGCCGAAGAAGGATGAGGAGTTTGCCGATGACAGCCAAGGTAAAAAAAAAGTCCTGATCCTGGGAAGACGCTGATGGATGAGGCCGACAAGATCCGCAAGGTGATAGACCTTGAGGAAGCAGCGTTCCCTGCCCTCCAGCAGGCTGTGGGAAGAACACTCGACACGTGGCTGTCTGCGGTCAAGGCCGATGCCAAAACCCTTGAGAGGGAATTTGTTCCCGATGTCGATCAGGACATCGTCGACCGCACCTATGAGGTGATGATCGCATCCTTCATGCTCGGCATGAGTCATGTCGCTCCGGGATCCTCCGATTTCGCCGATGCGGTTCCCAAGCCGTTGTCGTTTGATGAGGCCGTGGCGTTTTCCCAGGGAAGGATATCCCTGACCCGTGACGACTACTATCAGGTCAGCGACGCCCTGCGGGCGAGGGCATGGACGGTCGGAAGGCTTGCGCAGCTGGATGCGGTGGAGAGGGCACGGACCCATTACCTGGCGCAGCTGAAGGGCGATGCCTCGGGGGTGGAGCCGTTCGTACAGTCGCTGGATCTGGATGGCGCCATGGGAGCATCGGGATGGGCCAGCGGGCAGGCGGGGTATTACGAGACCGTCTACCGGACCAACATCCAGAGCGATTACAATGCCGGACGCGCCCAGCAGTTCAAGAACAATCCCCCGGCGCTTTTGGAATTCATAGGCATCGAGGACGCCCGGCAGACCGACATCTGCGCCCGGCGCACCGGAACCGTGCTGCCTCCGGATGATCCATGGTGGGAGGCGAACTGGCCGCCCTTGCACTACAAATGCCGCAGCACCGTGCGGGCCATCTATGCCGATGAGGCTGCAGGCTACGACCTGTCCAAGCTTTCCCCTCCCTCGCCCGAGTATGCCAAGCCTGCGCAGGGATCCTTCGGCCATAATCCGATCAAGGATAATGCGCTATGGAACGTCACCCCGGCGCAGCAGGCGAGGATATCCAGGGCCATGATCCAGGAGGAGCTCAACGGCGTGGTGGGACAAACGGTGTGCAAGGACTTTGCCAAGGCGAAAGCCGGGCTGGTATCCATGGAGGTTTCCAAGGGTGGTGTGCGCTATCCGGATACCATGAGGAAATCGGCTGCGACATCGATGGCTGCCGATCTTGCCAACGACAAGGGCTGGTATGTGGAGCTCACCCCGGACGGCAACGCCTGGGTGAACGGGATGGACCGGTGGGCGCTCACACGGTTCGACGGGAAGCCGGCGTCGATCGGAAGCCTGTTCGAGCAGGCTCGATCAGCATACCTGGAGGTCCCCGCATCCAAGGCATCGTCGATCGCAGCCGCCTTGGCCAGGGCGCTGGTCGATGTGTCGGCGAGGCGCGAGATATCCCTGCTTGCCGTAAATATCGGTGGGAGGATCGTGTACCTGACCATGGACCATGTCCGGTACCTCAGGGATCTGGTGGACCAGGGCGAGAGGGAGGCTTTCATCGCCTCTTTGCTCTGAATCGAAAAACGGGCCTCTGGCGGCTTCTCCGGCTTCAAAGCTTACGTAGGACGGCTTTTGCCCAGACCCCCGTTGTACAACGTTGTTAAACGCCTTTGCGGGCAAATTAGCTGCAGGGGTGGATTGTCGGAGGGGGAAATCGCTCGAGATGGACCCGTTGCCCGGCGTTTTGGATTTCTTCCCGGCTGTTTTTGATAGGCTGGGATTGTCTAGGGATTCGAGCAAAACCAAGGAGGGTTTGCAATGGAAAGGGAAAAGACGCTCAAGCGCATGGAGCTTGCACGGGTGGGCCAGTTCGGAATGGACGGGGCCGAGATCACCCTCAAGGATCTGCGCGAGGTCAAGGAAACATTCGACGGCCGTGCGCCCGTCTCCATCGGGCACGACATGACCAAGGATAAGGATTGGTGGCCGAGCTTCGGCAATGTGGTCGCCTTGGAGCTGCAGGAATCCGAGGATGGTGTAAGCGCCACCCTCAGCGGAGATGTGATGCTGGACATCGTGCTTGCAGAGGCGATCGACCAGGGCTTCTATGACGGCTGGTCCATTTCGATGCCTCAGAGGGGCAGTGACTCGAAGCGCTACCTGCACCATCTTGCATTCCTCGGTGCGGTCCCTCCCAAGATCCGGGACCTGAAGATCCTCAAGGAGCTGCGCGACAGCGGGGCGCCGAGCATCGAGGGTGGTACGGATTTCGCCGATTCGTTTGTGTTCCACAAGTCGGACTTTGCCGAGCCCGCCGCTGAGCCTGTGGAAGATCCTGCCGAACCGCCTGCCGGAGAACCATCCGATCCTCCTGCCGATGGCAATGCGGATGATCCGAGCCCGGCTCCTGCATCCGATCCGCCGGCTGCTCCTGCAGCTTCCCCCGATTTTTCGGACAAGCGCATGGAGTCAGCGAGGAAGATGTACAAGGGCGCCCAGCGTGCCAGGATAAAGGCGGAGCTTTCCGCTGTCGTCCCGGCCGGGATGATGGACAAGGTTTTGGAGTTCAGCGACAAGCTGTGCGACCTGGGGCAGTCCTCTGATTTCTCCGATGAGGAGGATGCGATCGTCGGCAGTTTTTTGGATATCGTGAAGTCGATCCCGACCGGCAGGGCTGACCTGACCCGGCGGCATGATTTCAGTGATGCGCGAAGAGGCCAGGAGCCGGTAGTAGATATCCTGTCCCTGGCACAGAAATATTGACGCACTGAGGGTGCGGTGAAGGAGATCCTCATATGGAAGCAAGAACGCAGTATCAGACGCTCGATGTGAAGGAAGTGATCGATGGGCGGCACCCGCCTGTGATCTTCCCCATGGTAGCGAAGTCCGACCAGGGAATCATCCCTGCCGGATGTGTGCTCGCGAAGGATTCGGACGGCAAGGTGGTTCCGTACGCCGTGGTGTCCGAAGAGGAAATGACCGGACTGGTCAACGACACGAACAAGGTGTTCACCCATACGAGCGCGGCCGCTCCCCTGCTGCCCGGCTCCATTGTGGTGACCCATGGTGAGATCGAGCTGACGGACAACGGACACGGCGTCATCGGCGGAACCGGCGGATCCGGGACTGTCGATTATGCGACCGGCGCCATCAGCGTCACCTTCGATGCTGCACCCGCCGAGGAGTCCGGAAGTCCGGAAGTCGAGGTGGCGAGGGCTGTGGTCGGCGTCGCGCTCCGTCCCGCCGATACCTCCCGCGAGGATGTGGTGTCGGTCGTGGTGCACGGCACGGTGCTCAAGAGCTCGCTGGTCATCGGTGTTACCGCCGGTGATATCACCCAGGCTGCAGTCGATGCCTTGGCGCATCTCGCAATCTACGCGACCCTTTAGCGGCGCGATCCAACAGAGGAGAATCCTATGGATATCTTGACTTTCATCCAGGGCTACCTGACCGTCCAGACCATCTCCAAGATGATCGAGCGGAAGCAGAAGCGAAGATCTGTCGTGTTCGACACGATCTTCTCCAAGCGCACCCAGACGGGACTGCCGTTCGTGCGCATGGACGAATACATCGATACGATCCGAAGCGTACCCGTGGTGACCCGCGGCGGCGCATCGCTGACTATCGGTGGCGGATCAAACTCGATCGCCATGATCGAGCCGATGCCGATCAGGCTGAACCGTCTGCTCACCGGTGCGAGGATGAACGACCTGCGTACCCTGTGGGGTGATGGCGGGGCACGCGGGCAGGCATTGGTCACGGCCGAGATCGACCGCATGGTCATGAAGCTGATGGAGACCACGGACAAGACGCGCGACGCCTTGTGCGCCCAGGCCATCACCGGCAAGATCGACTACCAGATGCAGGCCGACAGCGGGTTCGTCCGCTACGGGGTGACCTATGGGACTGGGACAACCCTGTCCTATACCGTTCCCAAGAAGTGGGATGCCAGCGGCACCACCATCGCCGACATCCTGACCGATGCCATTGCGGTCCGCCGCAAGCTCAACGAGGAGGGTGCATCCGGTGAAGTCGGTTTCCTGGTATCTCCGGAAGTGTTCGTGGCTATGGCCAACAAGATCACGCCGCTGCCTGACTCCAAGAGAATGGGCGCGACTGTCACGGCCAACGAGATCAACGTGGCAGGATTCATCTTCACCTTGTGCGATGGATCCTATGACGACCGCGATTCCTCCGGAGCCGAAGTCGTCAAGCAGGAAGTGGCTGCCAAGAAGGCGGTTGCCTGGGTGAAGGACATCCCGGAGCTGACCTATTGTGCGGTCGATGATCTGGACGGAAATCTCGAGGCCATCCCCTTCTTCTCAAAGACGGTGAAGGTCGACGATCCCTCGGGCATCAGGGTCATCAGCGAGAGCAAGCCGTTCCCGATGGTAAGCGAAAAGGCTTTCCTGTGGTTCGAGCCGCTGACGGTCGAAGTACCGACCGGGACTTGATAGGAGGGGTAGCAATGGGAGCCATCACCGTCAGTGATCTGAAAGCAGAAATCAAGACATACAACTACAACGTGCTCACCGGCGGTGATGACGACATTGCCCTCCGCGCCATCCATAAGGCTACGATGTGGTGCGAGGCGAAGGTGATAGCCGCAGGCTCCGCCTTCGACCCTGCGCTGCCGATCAACCGCGAGATCGTCATCAAGCGGGCTTTGTATGAGCTCTACAGTTACGCGGAGAATGAGGAGGTCGCGCGGGACAAGCGCGAGGACGCCCTGGAGATGTTGCGGGCCGCCTACGGCGACGCTGTCGATTCCTCGGGGTACCAAAGCGGCGGCGCGGCTGTCCAGAACCCCCTTCCGGTGGTGAAGATCAAGCCGATCACCATATCGAAACTTCCGGACGACAGGAGCTGACAATGAGGATCGTGGTCAAGCATACCCAGCTGTTGGACGTAAAGCCGGCTGCCATGCCCTCCCTGCTCAGGCAGGTCGGGGACCATATGGTCAGCTCGGTGCAGCGTCGCATCAACGGCGGCATCGGGCCGGAGAACGCCCCGCTTACCGTGGCGGTGAAGCGCGGATCCAATACGTTGCGCGATCGCGGACAGCTGCTGTCCTCCATCTCCGCCCATGTGACCGCCTCCCAGGTTGCGGTCGGGACGAACCGCCAGGGGGCTGCGACCAATCACTTCGGGGCGACCATCACCGCAAAGGGCAAGTGGTTGTGGATTCCTGCATCGAGCAAGACACGGACGCTGCAGCGCCGCTATGGATTCAAGGCGTCACAGGTCATGTCCGGCCTGAAGTCGAGCGGACACAGTGTGTGGATCCAGAGCAAGAAGGGTTCTTCCGGGGTGGTGCTCGCGAAGAAAGGAAAAAAAGGAAGGACGTTCGTTGTGTTCGTCCTGAAGAAAAGCGTTGTTATTCCCGCCCGGCCATTTCTGTCGATCGACTCCAATGACCGAGCGGCGATCATGACGCTTGCAAGGCGTCATATGGGGGTCCCGGAATGACCTACGAACAGCAGGTGTCCACCATGCTCGACGCGTTTCAGGATTACATGGCCTCCGAGTATGGCATAAAGGTGATGTATGACCCGCAGCCGGTATCGGTGGCCGAGCCCCACCTGAGGCTTACGTTCACCGGTGCCGAGGAGAACGGTGCTTTTGACAAGCTGCGGTTTCAGGGATCCGTAGTTGGCAGCGGGGATGGACCGGATGTGTTTCTCCCGGCGGTGATCGGCATGTCGATGAGAGTCCAGGATATCTGGAGCGCATGCCGCAATGACGGGCGAAGGTGGAAGGAGGTCCCGACAAGCGCCGGGGTGCTGAGGATACTTTTCCAGTCGGTGCAGAACGGCAGCGGCCAGTTCGTCCAGAACGAGACCTATGAAAGTGAAGTCCGCCAATGGGCTTACACATATGCGGAGCCACATGTCGTGGTTCTCGAATTCAAGAAGGAGATGCAAAGATGAGTGGACAAACCATCTACAAACCTGATGGGATCGACGGAAAGCTGTATCCTGTCACACTGGGAACGCTGCTCGACTCTACGTCGGCAACCTTTGCCGGTGGATTCTGCCGGATCGAGTCACTTGGTGCGGCAAGCAATTTCGATGGAGTCAAGGATTCCAGCATAGTCGATGGTGAGGATCCTCAGGTCGGCAGTGTGGTCTACCTTGCAGCATGGGCTTTGGTGGGGTCGAATCCGCTTGCCGAAGGAGACACGGCGACCCCCTTGGTGCTCGACGATGAGGACGCCTGCTGGGTGACTGATCGCGGGCGCTCGGTGTCGCGCAACGTATTCGACAAGACGACACAGTGCCAGGCCAAGCGCGGGGAGCGGGAGTATTCCTACAATGCCAATGGAGACGAAACCGGCTCGATCAGCGGGCTGTACGCGATCGGATCCGATTGGCAGCGTGAGATCGATTCCCGGTTCATCGAGCGAACCATCGACGATGGAGCCGGCAAGCTCACCAGGGTCGCGCGCAAGAGCACCCCGCTGCTGACCGCCTTCAGTTATCGCGAGACGACTGTTGCGGGAGAGCAGGAGATCTGGTTGTTCAGGACGCTCTACGTGACCAGTGTGACCACCGATGCACCGCAGGACGGATCGGTCGGCTTCAACTTCAACTACACCGCCGGGTGGAGGAAGCAGGTCGAGCGCACCATTCCCGCAGCATAATGAGGAGGTGCCATGTCTGAGGTAAGATCCAGGATGAAGCCTGGGGTCCCGGGGCTTGTTGATTTCATCGATAAGGACGGGGACGTTGTTCAGAACATGATGTGTGTGCCGGGATCCGTGCGGGTTTCGGCCACACAGATAGAATGCATGGCGAGAATCGTCATTACAAAAACGGATCCAGCAAAGGAGAACGCGCATGAGGATAGTGCTGCAGAAGACAAGGACTTTCGTTCCGACATTCAACAAGAACCGGGAGTTGCCGGAGAAGGAGCAGATCGTCGTCGAGTATCAAAAGCCAAACGCCAGGCAAAGGCGGACGCTCCGCAAGAACCTGTATCAGAGCGAGGGTGATGGCCAGTCTGTCCGGTTCGAGGTATATACCGATATCGACGGCACCATCAGGGAGATCCCCTGCAAGATCAAGCGGTTCTCCGTCGAGGATAACGGAAAGTCCGTGGATGTCGTGTCCCTTGCACAGCTGGTGGAGATCGAAGGCGAGGCGGCCGGTCTGTTCAACGAGATCCTGAATGAGATCTGGAAGGATGACCTGACTGCGGAAGATCTAAAAAACTCCGAATCGGCTTCCGCCTAGAGCTTGACGGACACATCGGAGTCGTCAAGAGCTCCTGGTATGACGACCAGCCCATCAAGTGCGGAAGTCGGATCATCAAGCGGAAGGAAATTTCCAGATATGCAACCAGGGAACTGAGGGACTCGATTGATATCTGGAGGGAATGGAAGCGGTTTGGCCTGCCGGGAGGAGGTGGTCCGGATGCAGAAACGGCAGGACTGATCGATCTGCTTACTGAAATGGAAAACGAATACGAGTCGGCACAGGCCGACGCCCGGTCCCGGTGAGAAAAATCATCGGGGCTTTTTTGTATCATGGTATCAGGAGATGCCATGGCCACCATCACTACCGATATCCTACAGCTGATCATACAGGCTGATCAGGCAGACGCCCAGGAAGTCCTCAAGAATTGGCGCAAGAGTGTCGATGACGCGAAAGCTGCGCAGGAAGCCCTGGGCATTGCCACCGACGCTTCCACGGCCAAGGTCGGCCGCCTGTCTCCGGAGATCAGCGAAGCAAGCCGTGTGGCCAGCCAGCTGGCCGATGCCCAGAATGAACTTCGGGATGCCACGCAGGCAGTGTCCCAGGCTTCCGGAGAAGCAAGTCAGGCTCACGAGGATGTGGCTGCAGCCGCCAAGGAAGCCTCGGAGACTTACGAGGACGTTGCCGATGCCGCCGCTGCTGCGTCGTCCGAGCAGGACGAATACGCCGATGCCGCCAATGAGTCGAAGGGTGCTTCTGACGAAATGTCCGAAAGTACCGCCAAGAATACCGAGAACCTCAAGCGGTATGCCATCCAGCTGATCACCAGCTATTTCACCATCCGCGAAGGAATCAAGCTGTTCAAGGAGATGGTCCGTCTCGGAGCTGAGAACATCGATTCCTACATGCGGCTCGAGGGAGTCCTCCATGCTACCGGAAACACGATCGGCTACAATGCCGCCGAGATCAAGGCAATGGCGTCAGAACTTCGCAAGAGCACGGGGCTTGCAGAGGCTACCATCATCAGCGCCGCGGCCGGGTTGAGTGTTTTCCAGAATATCTCCGGAGAAGTGTTCTCCCGGACCTTGGAATTGTCGGCCGATCTAGCCTCACTTTGGGGTGAGGATTTTACCGCTGCAGCCAAAAAGCTTGGCCGTGCGATGGAGGATCCTTCCAGGGGTATTGAACAGCTCAGGGAAAGCGGGGTGGTCCTCACGGCTGAGACCGAGCAGCAGATCAGAAAGTTTATGGAGCTTGGAGAAGTATACCAAGCCCAACAGATATTGTTGGCCGAGCTCGACCGAAGGGTGGGCGGGTTGTCCGAGACCATGAACGATTCGGCCAGCGGTAGCCTGCGCCAATTCAAGACGGTGTGGCAGGAACTGTGGGGTGCGATCGGCGAGGACATCCTGGGTACCTGGTGGTTCCAGGGTTTGCTCGTTCAGATCGATGGATTCCTGGACAAGCGCCAAGCGGGAAAGATCAGCGGGGAGCTGAACTTCCAGCAGCTGCAGGGATCCCTGGACCAGTACATCTCGCAGATGAGCTCCACGGATCTGGAGGTTGCCCTTAAGATCGTCGAGGATGAGGCATCGTCCAAGAATGTCCTGCACATGCAGGGCAACTATATAAAGAATCAGCAGTCGATCGCCGAGGCTTTGCGTGAGCGGCTTGCAATCCAGAAGCAGATAGAAGCCTCCGAGGCGCAGGCTGCGGCCGATGCCGCAAGCAGGGAGCAGAATGCACGGGACCGTGCAGACCGTGAAGCCGCCTTGCTGGAAAAGGAAAAGCAGGGAACCACCGAGCTCGCAGCCTTGTATGCCATGACCGCCGAGGGACAGAAGAAGCTTGCCGCGGATGAACTGGTAGCGCTGCAGGAGCGTCTGGAGATCGACCGTACCGCCGTGGAGTGGTGGGAACAATCAGGATATGAGGCTCCTCCATGGATCGATGAGGCGCGCAAGCGCATCCCGATGTATGACGCGGTGATCCAACAGAAGGTGAATGAGCTTGCCGAGCTGAACAAGGTCGAGCCGTCTGCGGTCGAGCAGGCCATGAAGGCGCTTTTCGGGGATATCTCGGCGAGTGACTTCTCCATGAACATACCGCTCTCGTTCGATTTCGGCCGGACCCAGATAGAGACCATGGAGGAGCAGCTCTCTGTACTGAGCTCGAAGATCAACGAGGTGTGGTCCGCAGGTCCGGCAGAGGGCGACTCCGGCGAATGGCAATCCGCACTTGATGATCTGTACTCGAGGTATTCCGGCATCTCCGAGGAGCTGGAGAAACAGAAGAAGTTTGTCACTGATCAGAAAAATGCCAAGGCGGAGCTCAAGAAACTGCTCACCGACCAGGAGGCCGCCGAGCTAGCCTTGGTTGAGTATGCGGCCGTGATGGCGGCATATGAGCATGAGGGGTTGATCACCGCCGATGAGCGGGCGGCTCTGTATGATCTTGAGGCGAAGCGTCTTGGACTTGCAGCGGAGGAGGCCAAGGGGCTTAAGGACCACCTCGAGGAGATGACCGACGCATTGAAGGACCAGTTCTTCACGGCCGATGCGATGGGTTCTAGGATCAGCGGCGTGTTCTCGGATATCGGCTCTGCTATGGCTGCCGGTAAGGATGGCATGGATGCGATCAGTGATGGATTGCAGGCATTCGCCAGTGACATCCTCGGACAGATTTCCTCCATGGCCATCGCTGCTGGTCTGCGCATGATAGTCGAGCTTGGTGTAGCGGGGATCCCAGCGGCGATCGGGCTGTTCGCCCTGGGTGGCGTCGCCGGTATTGGTGCCGGTTTCTTCAGCAGCTCCGGATCCGGAATTGATTCGTCGATCATGGCCTCCCTAGATGAGGAGGTGAAGGTCCGGGAGAAGCTGAACGAACAGCTGCAGGAGCAGCTTGATGTCGAGGTCGATCTTCTCAGGCGGCAGCTCGATCGGAACCTGATCAGCGTCGAGGATTATCTTGCCGGTGTTACGGAGATCAAGGGGCAGCGAACCTTCGGCGATGCCCAGTCAGATGTGCTGGATGCGACCAGGACAAAGCTGACTGAAATAGATTCGAAGCTTTCCTCCATGTCCGGATGGGATAAGTTTTGGTCGGACAAGGATGAAAACCTTGAGTCGCAGTCTGATCGTATCGCCGCCCTTGCCGC